TTGACACTCTATCGGGTGATGGGGAACATTCCTAGAGCATCAACACACGAAAGATAACAGTCCCTCACTGGCTGTCCATATATGAAGAAACAGATTCATCCCCTATCTAAGATCGATCTTGCTTTTTTACCGAAAAAATCTGAGGGGTTTATCGCTTATTTGGCGGAGAGGCTGCACCCCCCATGGCCTTTCTATATGAATGAGGCAGGGGGTACCCCACTACTCCACGCAATCTTTGACAATCGGGGGGCGTTCTGTAATGAATTTATGCAGTCAGGGGGCGGGGTCTGACTGTTTCTTTTTAGCCGCCCATTGTCAAAAGACTCTCGAGGGACTATGATAGATATATGGACGGAATCCATCGGGACTGGCAAGTCTTTTACGGGATCGTCTCTCTTCACTGGTAGCCCCAGGTCGTAAAGAAAGAGGAGTCGCACTCCTCGCAGAACCTAGACAACCCACCACCATGAACAAGAAGGTATCTTCCACCGTCTTACTTGCACTCGTCTACGAGGCTTATAAGCACGATCCAGAGGGTTTCGTTGATGACCTACGAATCATCGTAGAGAACGAAGAAAGTCTCTTGGATTTTGCCAAGCAAGCTATTGAAATGATCGAGATGGAAGACGACGAAGGAGAGATCGAATACGAGGAGGAACTAAAGAAAGTTCCAGCCTTGTTAGCTAATCGGTAAGGCCGAGAGGGCGGTTCAATTCCGCCCTTAGCTCTTCCCTCGAAAGAGGGACAACCCACCACAAAGAGGCCACTATGTCACGTTTATTCGATGCTTTAGATGAAAGGTTTGATGACCTTGATGAGTGCCGAGACGTTGCCCAATATGGGTGCGATATGGGGGTAACTGGTTTCATCTACTACTGGGAAACACGTAAGTTTTTCTTTGAGCATGAAGATGAAATAGAAGCTTATCTCGACGGCATTTATGGGGATTCAATACTCGAAGACTTAAGCAAAAAGAATAATTCAATTAATCAACTCATCAATGCGATGGTTTGGATAGTTGTTCAAGATCACTGCTGTTGTGCAGCTGGTAAAGCTGAAGAACTACAAGCGGTCTAGTTAATCCGTAAAAGCGGGGGGCCAGGTGCAAACCCTGGCCTAGCTATTCCCTCTTAACTGAGGGACTAAACCCACCACAAAGGAGTTATCAAATGACACGAAGAACTAACGCTGATTTATTAGAAGAGAACAGGGCATTGAAGAAAGCACTTGAAGAAAGGGACGCTGAACTAATTAGTTTTGCTACCTATCAAAGAGACTTTCAAAATCGCTGGGCTTTACATGCTGATGAGTGGCACAATCTTTATTCGATTGACTGCCCTCAATACTGGGCCAACTTGATTAAATTCGCTGGCCAAGCAAAGCAAGAAGTTCTATCCCTGATTCCTATTACCAAATGAATCGTTTAGTTATTCTCTCAGCCCTCGTCTTATTGACGGGGAGCTGGGCTTTTTTTTCTATCTCTAGTGGAATTAAAAAGTCACCACTGGGCAACCAGTTGGAACAAAGACGTTTACTTATTGAGAGGCTAAGCAAATGAGCGCAATGAAACACTATGACCACGCACTAGAAAGCAACAAGGCTTTGTTAGTTGAGTGTTGGTCACGCATGGAGACCAGTCGCAGTGCTGAGACCCGTGAGAAGATGACTAAGATTGTAGAAAGATTGCGTTCAGAGTTGCCTAAGACTATTGTGGAAGAGTGCAGGTTATCTGCACATGACCTGATAGCAGGTATCAAAGGTAAACGCCAGACCGACTGGGAATTCAACGACTATGAAGAGTGAGGAAAAGCCAAGCCGATACGCACAGGACAGAGAGATCTTCCAATGCTATCGAGCTTGGCACTTATCTCGTTATGGAACAGAACCCAGCTCGCAGCAGACTTTGCTCTGTTGTGACTGGGGGATTCACTTAATCAACAACCCACCACCACAAAACAATGAGTAGTTTCAAAACCTACGATCTTAAGACTGATCCACCTAAAATTGGACAGGCTAATGATGAGGGCAAAGTATTATTCTGGAGTCGAACTATTGGGTGGCATATAGGTAATTTCCAACTGCCTTGGGATGATGATACCGCTTGGACTTATGCACCTCAACCACTGCTAGAGAAGGCAAGCCGAGAGGAATTACTTGAAGCTCAATTCAAAAAAGTGTGCGAGGAAAATGGTTGGACTAAGGAAAAAGAATGCAATGAGTTTATGCTCTTTCATTTGAAAGCTGCATACTTATTGGGTACTAATTCCATTCTCTAACTAACAATGAATCCAAACAATCCATTGGCAGGGGATCAGTTTATTGATCCCGCTACTGATAGAACTTTCTATTTCACAGGTGAACGATGGGTTGATATCACAAGTAAAGACTCATCCACCTGTGAGAAGGAAGAAGTACCCATCAAACTAGGACTAACTTCAAATGACTGAAACCACACCCAATCCAAAGCTTCAAGTTGTACTAGCACCCAAGCTATTCAAAAGGTATGACGACCTCGCCTCTGAAATGGGTATTGATCGAGCTGATCTAGCTCGTCGTGCTCTGACTGAGTGGGCAGAAGTTAATTACTTTGAGCTAATAGGAAAATGGGAGCAAGTGAATTAGAGCAAAGGGCTCTCGAAAGAGAGATGCTAACGCTGGGTTGTGATCGAGTCCGACTCATCACACATCAACAGCAAAAGAAAAAGATGGAGTCTCTTTCTAAATATGGAGAGGCTCTGTCTGCCTATGGTGTTGACAAAATAGTTGTCCACCTAAGGGCAGTAAGAAAAAGGATTGAGTCAGGCAAAGCAGGAGTTAGCTTTGCCCAACTACTTCCCATCACCCACTTGCCGCCACAACAGGTGGCAGCTGCAAGCATTAGAACTGTAATTGATTCCTTGAGTGCATGTCCGACACTTCACAGTGTCTCGATGGATGTAGCTGACAAGCTATGGATTGAGACCATGTTGGATAGGGCAACAACTCAAGAGCTATTCAGATTTAAGAAGGGTCGTAGTCGTCAAGCTCACAAGATGGCTGCCATCAGAAGGATGCAGCAAACAGAGAACTGGACTCCAAGAGAGAAGATTGCATCAGGTTTATTCCTGGTCAATCTGATAGCTAGAGAGACTGGACTCATTCAAATAGTCAGAGAAGATCTACCTCACAAAAAGCAGCGTGTCGTCAAGGCAACTGATGAGTGCATGGCATGGATCAATGACGTCAAAGAAATGCAGGAGTTAATGACTCCTAACTACCTGCCCATGTTGATACCACCTAAGCCTTGGACTTCTCCAAGTAACGGGGGGTATTACACAAAGATGCCCTTGAAATTATTCAAGAGTAATAACGAGATCATCCAAGCAAATTGCACAGGTGATGAGCCTTGCTTTAAAGCTGCAAACATTTTTGGATCTGTTGCTTGGAGAGTACACACATGGATGTTGGAACAGGTAACACATGCCTATGACAACAACCTAGAAATTGGTTGCCTCTTACCTAGAGATGGCTGGCCTATTCCTCCTTATCCAAAGCACTTGGATGAAGAAGACTTAGGTGTACTCAAGTGGAGAAAGAATGCCAAGATTCTCCATGAAAAGAATGATCGGACTAGGAACACACGCATAGCAAACGCAAAGATTCTTTGGGTTGCTCGCAGGTTCGAAGAGGAGGAGGAAATATTCTTTCCAACTTCTATGGATTGGAGAGGAAGATTTTATTACCGACCTCCCTATCTAAATCCACAAGGCAATGATGTATCTAGGTCGCTGCTTCTCTTTGCTAAATCAAAACCAATTACTGAAGAGAGTCATGTTGACTGGCTGAGAATACATGGAGCTAATCTCTATGGTCTCAAGTCAGATTGGCAGACTCGCATTGATTGGGTAAAGCAAAGAGAACAGCTCATCATTGGAGCTGGCAATGACCCTTGGTTGAACAGTGAGTTTTGGTTGAGAGCTGATAAACCTTGGAGTTTCTTAGCTTTCTGTCGTGAGTATTGCAACTTCAGTAGACAGGGATGGGGGTATGAATGTGCCCTGCCCATAATGCTCGACTGCACGTGCTCAGGTATCCAACATTTCGCAGGACTATTGAGATCAAAACAACTTGGAGCTGAGGTTAATCTCTATCCAAGTGATAGACCTCAAGATATCTATGCGACTGTCATCACCAAAGTCAATGAACATCTAAGAGATTGCACTGATGATCGAGCTAGGAAGTGGCTGATGCTGCAACCTGATCGTTCATTAGCCAAGCCATGTGTAATGACCACTCCTTATGCAGCTAGTCGAACAGCGTTCTATTACTACGCTTATGACTGGGCACAGAAGAGAGCTAAGGACATGTATGGACATGGATCTTGGACAGTTCAGAAGGGATGTATGACAACCATGCACTTCATGGCCAACATCCTTCATAAAGAATCAACCAAGGTGATTGCTCCAGCAGTAGAAGCCATGAATTATTTCAAGGCTATAGGTCTACGAGCTGGTAAAGAGAACAAGCCGCTGCAATGGAGATCCCCTAGTGGATTACTAGTGCAACAGCAGTATCAGAATCAAAGAGAATCTAGGATTCGTCTTAGATATCTCTCAGATGTCTCTCTTGATATACGGACAGCAGTCGAAACCCCAGGCCTAGACAAGACTCGGATGGCTAACGCTTTAAGTGCAAACATTTTGCATAGTTTCGACTCAAGTCACATGGCAATGGCATCTATCCTTGCTAGAAAGAGAGACCCCACCACAAACATAGGAGGTGTGCATGATTGCTTTGCCACCGATCCTGCAAGCATGAGCAAGCTAAGGGATTCTGTTAGGCAGAGCTTTGCTGATCTATATCAAACAGATTGGCTTACACAAATCAAATCAAAGCTCGAATCACAACTTACAAACACCGAGGATCTACCACCTGAGCCTCAGCTTGGAGAGTTAGATCCAACTATCACAAAATCATCAACCTATTTCATCACATGATTAAATCAGAAGTACTAAACCTGACTACACCTAAATGCGGATTTGAATTTGCCTGGTTAGTAGAGGCAGATACAAAATTTGAAACGCCAGGGGTATGGAAAGTTAATTGCCTGATCCCAGCTGATAAGGCAGCCGAAATTGAAGAGCAACTCTCTGGATTACTAGACAGATGGAAGGCTCAACTTAAAGCAGCTGAACCTGATACGAAATTCAAACTTGCCAACATGCCTTGGTCTTATGAAGAGCGTGATGGTAATCCAGTCTTTGTAATCAAGGCCAAGATGAGAGTCGGAGGTCTTAACAAAGACAACAAGCAATGGAGTAATAGACCTCCTGTTTTGCAGAACTCTCAAGGTCAACCCATGACCGAGGAAGAGAAGCAAGCAGTAAGCAAGATGGGGCCTGGTACAGAAGGCCAAGTCTTCTTACGTTGCTCTGGCTACTCAGGAAACTTTGGAGTCGGTATCAAGATTCAACCTGAAGCTGCCATTATTTATAAGCATGTCGAATACTCAAAAAGTTCTACGAGCTACGGATTTCAGGTCGAAGAATCCACGAGCGAACCTGCCGCTTGTACGCCAACAAACGTATCGTCGGGGGACGAGTTCTAAATACAGAAGTAAGTTCGAGGCCCGCTTAGCGGCGGGTCTCACTGATAAGAAAGTCAGCTTCACTTATGAAGATATGACTTTGCCTTATGTAATTGAGGCAAACTATCGACCTGACTTCATTCTGGATAACGGAGTAATTATTGAGGCCAAAGGTTTCTTTGCTCCAATGGATAGAAGGAAGATGCTTGCTGTTAAGAAGCTGCATCCTGACTTAGATATCCGCTTGTGTTTTCAGAATGCAAAAGACAAGATCAGCCGAGCCAAGCGATCCATTACTTATGGCCAATGGGCCACACGACATGGATTCAAATGGGCTAGCGGTTCTATTCCCCAAGATTGGTATGACTCCCCTCCAAGGAACTAAACACATCTCGATAAGAGGAGGTAAGCAAACAGTGACTGAAGACTACGCACTAATTAAAAAGAAAGATCGAGCTGGGTCTGATGGTAAAAACATCATGTGTCCTAAGTGTCAAAAGACATCAAGGATTTATAACCTCGCCTGGTCTGAACTCAATTGTCTGCACTGCGGTAAGTGGAGTCCTAAGTATGAAGGCTGGATGATTGACCAGCTCGACACCTGGCAGACTCCAAGATGAATACACAACAACGTATCGACGTAGCCAAGCAGCGAATCAAGGAGCTCGAACTCCTAATCCACCACTGGGAGAAAGCCAATGAGTCTAGAAGTACAAGTCCATCTAACTCCAAACACTCTGAGTAGTGGAGGAGATTTCTACACCATCACATGGAGAAGAGACCCTGCTCCTGAAGGAGAAGAGAATGGTAAGTGCCGTGTATGCACAGGCAGAGATGACTTTGCTAATGACGGATTACCTGAGGATGTCCTTCAAGTAGTAAGGGAAATACGAGATGGAAAAAAGTAAATACATAAGGCATGAGCCTTGCGCTGTATGTGGAAGCAAGAATAATGTTGCTGTCTTTGATGACGGACATACACATTGCTTTGGATGTGGCGACCAGTACCAACCATCAAAAGAAAAAAAACCAAGACCAATGCCAACCTCACCACCAAGACAAGTATCACCACTAATTAAATTCATCAAACCAAGTGCATTAAAAAAGCGTGGCATCACAGAAGAAACAGTTACTCATTTCCCCTATGGCATCGCTGAATATCACAACCAACCTGTTCAAGTTGCCAACTATCACGATCACTTAGGCAGACCATGTGCTCAACATGTGAGATTTAAAGATAAGAAATTCATTTGGCTAGGTGATACCAGCAAGATGATGCTCTTCTCCCAACACACATGGAGACAAACAAACCAAGGTAATACTTTCGTTGTTATTACTGAAGGAGAGATAGATGCAATGTCTGTCTCTCAAGTACAAGGCAACAAGTTCCCTGTTGTGTCACTGCCAAACGGAGCTCAATCAGTTAAAAAGTATTTATCCACTCCTGAAGTACAGAAATGGTTAAACACATTTGTTCGGATTGTCCTTTGTTTGGATACGGATGAGCCTGGTATGGCTGCTGCCGAGAAAGCACTTGAAGTCTTACCTCTTGGTAAGGCAGCTATCTGTCGACTACCAAGAAAAGATGCTAATGAAATGCTCCTCGCAGGAGAGGGGGATGCGCTTAGGGACTTGCTTTGGAAAGCCGTACCTGCAAGACCTGATTCAATCATACAAGCCGCTGACCAATGGGAAGCACTGATAAAACCAGGGGCCTCCTCAGTCTGTGAATATCCTTGGCCCAAATTAAATGAGGCGACTAAGGGATATCGCAAGGGTGAGATGGTAACAGTCTGTGCAGGATCAGGGACTGGGAAATCATCCATGTGTCGAGAGCTGGCCCATCACTTTCTAAGAAATAAAATGAAAGTGGGGTACATCGCACTCGAAGAAAGTATTCAAAGAACACTGCAAGGAATAATCGGAGTTGAGTTATCAAGACCTCTACATTTTGAAGACAATCTTTCTGAAGATGCAGAGCTTAAGGATGCCTTTGATCGATTACTTGGAACTGGCCGCCTCTTTTTATACGACCACTTTGGATCAATAGATCCTGATCGCTTAGTTGAACAGATTCAATATCTAGCTACAGCTGAGGGAGTTGATGTCGTTATCCTCGATCACTTGACCATAGTTATTTCTGGCATCAGTGATCTAGATGAGAGGCGAGCACTCGACGTTACCTGTACCAAGCTGCGACAAGTAGTAGAAAGTACAGGCGTTGGTCTCATAGTTGTCTCACACTTGAGACGACCTGAAGGCAAGGGACACGAAGAAGGAACTCAGGTTTCTCTCTCGCACTTAAGAAGCTCACATTCCGTGGCCCAGTTAAGTGACTTAGTCCTTGCCGCCGAAAGAAACCAACAGGGAGATCCAGCTGAGAGATCAGAACTCCAACTGCGACTCCTGAAAAATCGCTTTAGTGGGGTCACTGGCCCTATGGACAAGCTGCTCTACGACCAGCAAACAGGTCGATTAAAACTACCCCTATTTGCACTATGACTTTATTAATTGATGCTGACTGGCTGATCTATTCCTCCTGTTGTGCATGTGAAACAGATATCAAATGGGATGAGAACCTTCACACCCTTCACCTAGATGAACGTGATGCAATGCAACTGATTGAAGATCGTGTTGCTCAGTATCAGATCATCAGTCCTGGCAAACCAATCATGTGCTTCTCTGATTATCCCACCTTCAGGCATGGAATCTATCAAGACTACAAAGCCAATCGACTAGGTAAGCGCAAGCCTCTCGGTCTTAAAAACATAAGAGAAAGAGTTGCCAAAGAATTTCATGCCATCAGCTTCAATGGTTTAGAAGGTGATGATGTTATGGGATTACTTGCAACAGGACAGAAGTACCACGATCCAGTAATTGTGTCGCCTGATAAAGACATGAGAGGTGTACCTTGTACTCTCTTGGCTAATGATGATCTTGAATTAATTACTCGCAAGAAAGCTGATAGACACTGGATGATTCAGACTTTGAGTGGCGACAAAACAGATAATATAGAAGGATTGGTAGGAGTGGGGCCAGTTACAGCAGGGAAATTATTAGGTGAAGCTGAAACTCTTGAAGAAATGTGGGCGAAGGTTCATGCTGCTTATGTCAAAAAGAAAAAGACTTATGCTGATGCCGTCCTAACTGCAAGGTTGACTCGCATCCTTAGGGATGGAGAGTACAACCATGTAACAGGAGAAGTAAAACTTTGGGAGCCAGCAATATGAATGATGATGAAATGCTCTGGCCTCCGATAGATGAGATGCTCATCCGTCGTTTAAAAGAAGTTTATCCAGACAAATGTCCCTCCATTGATACTCCTGATCGAGAGATATGGAGGTACTTAGGTCAAGTTGAATTGGTAAGAATGCTTGAATCCGTCTACACTGAGCAAAATAAACTTAGCGAGGATTGATTCATGTGCGGAGGCGGCGGAGGTGGAGGCGGTTCTGGTAGTGGAGAGAGTCTCGCACTCCAAAGAGAATCCCTCGCATTATCTAAAGAACAATTCGCTGAGACAAAAAGACAATGGGGTGAATCTTTCTCTTGGCAGCAAAAAAAAGCTGCTGAGCAAAAAGCAGCTGCTGTAGCTAGACCAGGGAAAGGCCCAATAAGAACTACCGACTATGCAGCCTCTGCTTTAGGGGACAGATCAGCCTTAGGCTTTGGAAAAGATAGACTGACGAGAGGCGTAACAGGGAAGGGCCTCGCAATTGTTTAACTTATGGAACTCAATCTAACTACCAATGTTGATGCTCAGCCAGGCAAAGCTCCTGACAAAAGAGAAGGAACTATTGCTTCTCGGTATGAACAGTTAAAAACAAATCGCAATCCTTTTGAAGATAGAGCAAGGGATAGTGCCAAGGTAACAATTCCAAGTCTCTTCCCTGATTCTGGTCAAGGGGATCAAGGTCGATTGAAAACTCCTTATCAATCAACAGGTGCTAGAGGTTTACTTCATTTATCAAACAAGCTTGGTCTTTCTCTTTTTCCTCCCAATACACCCTTCTTCAAATTAGAAATAGATAGTCTTGCTTTAAATGTAGAAGAGGCAGGGCCAGAGATTAAGACTGAACTTGATACTGCATTGGTCAAGGTTGAGCAAGCAGTTATGACAATGCTTGAGACCATGTCAGCTAGAGCTTCAATGCACGAAGCATTCAAGCAACTGCTTGTATCTGGCAACGTACTTCTATATGTAAATGCAGAAGGAATAAGAGTTATTCATCTACAAAATTATGTAGTTCAACGTGATCCTATGGGTTGCGTTAAAGAAATTATTGTCGAAGAAGAAGTATATCCTGAGGCATTGCCTGATGGATTCTTACCTGACAAATCAGATCAGAAAGAAACAACTGGGCCTGTAAAGAAAACAGTCAAGGTCTATACCTGCGTCAAGCTTGAGGATCAAATCTGTACTTGGTATCAGGAAGCAAAAGGAGAAGAGATACCCAATACATATGGCATGTGTCCAGAAAGATGTAGTCCTTGGATCCCATTGAGATTCAATCGACTCTCAGATGAAGAGTACGGACGCTCATATGTTGAGCAATATTACGGCGATCTTCTATCCCTTGAGTCTTTATATCAAAGCGTCTTGGAAGGTAGTGCAGCCGCTGCCAAAATCCTATTCCTAGTTAATCCAAATGGAACTACTAGGCCAAGGACAATAGCTAATGCAGCTAATGGTTCAATCATTCAAGGCAATGCAGCTGATGTCAGCGTTATTCAAAGTCAGAAGGCGCAAGACCTTGGCATAGCTCAACAAACAATTGAGCGAATAGAAGGAAGATTGCAATTTGCTTTCTTACTTAACACTGCAATTCAAAGACCAGGCGAAAGAGTTACAGCTGAAGAGATCAGATTCATGGCGCAAGAATTAGAAGCATCTATTGGTGGTTTGTATTCAATTCTCACTCAAGAACTACAGCTACCACTAGTACATAGGCTTATCTACATCTTGCAAAGGCAAAAGAAATTACCTAACTTCCCCAATAGCGAAGAAACGGGGGAGCCATTAGTTAATCCAAAACCAGTCACAGGTTTAGAAGCTATTGGTAGAGGAGATGATCGCAACAAATTAGTTGAGTTTATCTCCGTCGCTAACCAAGCTCTTGGCCCTGAAGTCATGGCTCAGTATCTAAATATGGATGAAGCTCTTAGGCGTTTAGCTGCGAGTGGATCTATAGATACAACTAACCTAGTCAAGACTCAAGAGCAATTACAGCAAGAGCAGATGGCTGCTCAACAACAACAAGAGCAAGCCCAGCAGCAAGAAATGATGCTGTCTGCTATGAAATCAGGAGCAGCTGCGAAAGTAGCTGACAACTACACACAACCAGGATCACCCTATGGCCCCCAATTCTCAGAAGGAGGAGACCAACCTAACGCCCTCCCAGAACCAGTCCAAGACCCAGGAATCCCAAGCGGCCCCTCAGGAGGCCAAGCCCAAGGAATCTAAGGTAGAAGAAATTACCATTAAGGCTGAGAAACCAGCCAAGAAAAAAGTTACTACTCCAAACAACCCTGAGGGAGTAACTCAGGACAACGACTCACACTACACAATTCGCTAACACCCACCATGCCAGAAGCACTTACTATCAAAGACGCTCCCACTACAGCAGAAGCTCCAGAACAATCAACTGAAACCACAGAAGAATCTGACCTGCTTGCGGGTAAATACAAATCTCAAGATGAGTTGGAGAAAGGTTATCTCGAACTCCAAAAACAATTAGGACAGCAACCTTCTGAAGATTCTGGAATCACTGAACCTGAACCAGAACAAGGAGAGAAAGAAACTCCTCAAGGTGCTAAAGAAATTTATGGTGACTACATAGGTAGCAAGTTTGAAGAAGCTGAGATTGATTACGAGGGGATGAATGCCAGATGGCAAGAGTCAGGACAATTAACAGATGAGGATTATGGTGAATTAAATGAGGCAGGTTTCAGCCGTGACATGGTTGAAGCGTATCTTCAAGGCGTTCAATTCAATGCACAAAGAGATACCGACTTACAACAGGGACAAGTCAAAGAGATTCAAGATCAGTATGGAGGGGAGAAAGCTTATGGAGATATGATCACTTGGGCGGCTGGAGTCTTAACAGATAGTGAGAAATCTGCTTTCGACATGGCAATTAAGAATCCAAACTATGACATGGTTAAGCTTGCAGTTGCTGGCCTACATGCTCGTTATCAATCAGAAGGGAATCGTGAGCCAAAGCTAGTCAGTGGAAGAGCTAACAGAAGAGGATCAAGAGAGAAGTTCGACTCAACTGCACAAGTTATTGCAGCAATGAATGACCCTCTATATAAAACAGATCCTGCATACAGATCGAAAGTAGAAGAGAAACTTTCTAGATCAAATGTCATGTAGGAGCTATTATTTAAACACCTAGACCTATTCAAGAAACAACGGCCCCTTGCGAGGGATACCCAGAGTGGAAGGAATTGAGGTCAGGAACCTTCTTTCTTTCTAGGTATTCTTTATGGCCAACATGACCGTTTCCAGGCTGGGCCTGGTTAACGCAACAGGCACTTCTTATGATGCACTTTTCTTAAAGGTCTTCAGTGGAGAGGTACTGTCTGCATTTCGTAAGGCCACAATTTTTGAGAGCTTACATAACGTAAGAACCATTGCGTCAGGTAAGTCTGCACAGTTCCCAATCATCGGTCTTAGCTCCACTGCTTATCACACACCTGGTACACAGTTAACAGGTAATGCGATCAAGCACGCCGAAGCGACTATAAACATTGACGACAAACTTGTCTCTAATGTTTTCATTGCTGACATCGACGAAGCTAAGAATCACTATGACGTAAGATCTCAGTACTCAACTGAGATGGGGAACGCATTAGCTTACACTTTTGACAAGAATGTAGCGGCCACTATTGCACAAGCTGCAAGAACTGGTACTAACTTCAACACTGATCTTCCAGGCGGTACTCGCATCAAGATCGTTGCTGCAACCAAAGCAGCTGTAACAGGTGCAAACCTTGTTACTGCTATGTGGACAGCAGCCGAGAAGATGGACATCAACAATGTCCCTGAAGATAATCGTTACGTTGTTCTTGGCCCAACTGAGTATTACAAGTTGGCTCAAACAACTGACGTCCTCAACAGAGACTGGGGTGGTTCTGGAGCATACGCAGATGGAACAGTCTTGAAGGTAGCTGGCATCAGCATCCTCAAGTCCAACCATCTACCAACTACAAACCGTTCAGCAGTGACAGGTGAGAACAACACCTATCACGCTAACTACACGGATAGCGTCGGCCTTGTTTTCAACAAGCAAGCTGTTGGTACTGTGAAGTTAATGGATCTGAAGATGGAACAAACTGGATCTGATGTTCATGCCTTATGGCAGGGAACATTCATGGTTGGTTCCATGGCTCACGGTACAGGCGTTCTTCGTCCTGACTGTGCAGTTGAGATCTACTGGGCTACTAGCTAACTTCTATAACGGGGGGTCTTCTGCATGGCCCCCCTCTTTTCTTATTCGTCATGGTTTTAACTCTCACTACTGAACTAGAAGCAATAAACAAAGTGCTTCAGATGACAGGCGAAGCTCCTGTTAACAGTACAGTTGGCCAAGTAGGAATTGCGAAGCAAGCACAAGATGCTTTGAATAGTGCGATGCGTGAAATTCAAACAGAAGGATGGACATTCAATACTGACTATGAAACGGATTTAATTAGGAATACTTCAGATGAAATTGAAGTAGGAGTAACAACTACTCGTGTATATATCAACCCTCATACTTATCCTGACTATGACATTGTTGTTAGACAAGGCAAGTTGTATGACAGGAAAACTCAGAAGTCTACTTTTACTGAAGATCTAAAAGCAGACGTAACAACTATTCTTGATTGGTTAGAACTTCCTGAGTATGCCAGAAGATATATCATGGTGAGAGCTGGAAGGCAATTGCAAGAGGCTGTAGTTGGCAGCTCAGATTATGCAAAGATTAATCTAACTGCTGAGCTAGAAGCAAGAAGTCATTTCTTAGAAGAAGAAACAGTAAGAGATGAGCACAGTATGCTTCGAGGCAATACAAATAACACTGGACATTTCTCCACTTATAGCCCTCATCGTGCTCTTACTAGATAGCCATGCCATTAGTAACCAAGTCAATTCCAAACCTTATTAATGGTGTTAGCCAACAACCAGCTGCACTAAGACTTGCGTCACAAGCAGAGACAGTAATCAATTGCATCCCTAGTTCTGTTGAGGGTTTAAAGAAGCGGCCTCCTTTCTATCATCAAGCAAGGATGTTTACTGGTACAGCAGGTAGTACTAGACCCTTTAGTCATATTGTTGATCGTGATGGAACTGTTCAATATTTAGTTTATATAACTGATGGAGACTTAAAAGTATTTAACCTCGCTGGTACTGAGCAAACAGTTAGCTTTCCAGATGGGAAAGGATATCTTGGTATAGCGAATACATCAGAACCTGCAAATACTTTTCGACTGGCAAGTATTGCAGACCATACTTTTATTACTAATAAAGAAAAAACTATAGCGATGGACAGCGCAACATCGCCTACATTTGCTGTCAATACTGGTATCGTATTTATTAGGCAAGCTGAATACAATACAACTTATTCGGTAACTTTAAATGCTAGTGACCATACTGAAGTTAAGGAGGAATTCACTACACCTATCATTGGATCAGGTTCATCTTCTAATGCTCCTAGTAACAAGAGTGTATGTGATGGATTAAGAGATCTAATTAATAATGACAGTACCTTGGGGTCAGAATATACAGCGACAACAATTGAAGATTATTTATTGAAGATAGTTAAAGATGATGGAGGCGACTTCACAATAAAAGTAAGCGATACAATTGCAGATATGTTTATTGTAGGAATTAAAGGAGAAGTAGAAGCAATACAGCAGCTACCACTAAAAGGAATCAATGGACAGATATTAAAAATAATCGGATCTAGTTCTACAGAAGCAGATGACTATTACGTTAAGTTTGAAACAACTGATGGAGGAACTAGCGGTAAAGGAATATGGAGAGAGACTGTCTCACCCAATATTGTTTATAAGTTAGATGCAACAACAATGCCTCATACTTTAATTAGAAATACAAATGGTACATTTACTTTTCAGAAACATACATGGGAAAACAGAATTGCAGGTGATGCAACTAGCGCAGTCAATCCTCCTTTTGTTGGAGAGACAATAAAAAACATAAACGTATTTAGAAATAGATTAGTTTTCCTTGCTGATGAATATGCTTGCCTATCAGCAGCTGACGACTACACAAGGTTTTGGCCTGAGACTGTACAAACAGTTATAGATAGTGATCCAATCTTTGTAAGTACAGGTGGTACTGATATTAACTTCCTTACTTCGAGCATGGCATTTGCTAACACCTTGCTCTTGTTTAGTCCTCATGGTCAATTCAGATTAGATACAGGTGCTTCAGGGTTAGGTGCTCCACTTACACCTAGAACTGCAACGATCACATCAATGACAAAATATGATTCAGTTGATTTGATTGATCCCATAGGTGTAGGTCGTACTGTTTTCTTCCCTATTAATAAAGGAGATTTCACTGGACTACGTGAGTTCTACCTGCCTGACGTAACAGGTTCAACTCCTATCTCAGCAGAAGTAACAGCATCAGTTCCTAGATATATTCCTAAGAACTTAGTAGCTATAGCAGCATCTGTTTCGGAAGAAACAATTGTATTAGTTAGCAAGGATGAGCCGACACGTTTATATATCTATAAATTCTTATTCCAAGATGAAACTAAACTACAGTCTGCTTGGTCTTATTGGGAAATGAAAGGTAGTAAATCCATTCTCTCAACTACAATCTTAGACAATGATCTTTATATTATTACTGAATATGCTGATGGAGTTTATCTTGAGAAAGCTTCTCTTAGACCTGAGACTGTTGATACAGGAACTGAGATTGAAGTACTTGTTGATAGGAAAACAACAGAAGCTAACTGTACCTTTAGTGTTACAAATGCAGGTGGTTTGAATGCTCAAACAGTAATCACTCTTCCGTATCCATTAGCTAATGCGGGAGTTACTAAATTAGTAGGAAGACCATTAACAGTAGGAGGAACAAACTATGCAGATATCAATAGCTTCCCAACTTCTCAACCTTCAACCAATGCAGTCATCACAATTGTAAACGCAAAAGGATTAGTTATTACAAGCACAGGAGGTTCGACTACAGGTAAAACTACAGGTAATGCGACTGTTACAATTACTGATTTCCCTTCTTACTTATTCAGTAAAACATTGCAAGACAATGTAGCAGTATCTTTTACCAAGCAAGCAGCAACTAATACATATAAGTTTAAAGCATTAATCAAATTAAAACATGGACAAGTCCTTACCCCTACAGCGGAGACAGTCGGTGATGCTTCTAATAATGGGACTATAACTGTTGATGGTGATGTTAGTACTTCTGCTTTCTTTATAGGAGAACCGTATGATATGACCTATCAATTTAGTACACCTTATTTAAAACAACAAGATGAATCAGGAACAATATCTGTTACTAGTAGTCCTTACTTACAACTTAGAAAATGGTCAGTAACTTTTGATAAGACTTCTGCTTTTGAATTAAAAATAACTCCCTATGGAAGAGATACTTCTACTTATCCTTATAACGGAATACAAATTGGTCAGAATTTAATAGGTCAAGTTGGTATTCCAAAAGAAAGTTTCAGAGTTCCAGTGATGACTCGCAACATTGATGCGACTATTCAAATAGTTAGCAGCAGTCCTTTACCTTGTACTTTTCAATCAGCTGAGTGGGAAGGTTGGTTACAGCAACGAGCCAAGAGGATATGAGTATTGCCACTGTTCGCCCTTCAGTTCTTAAAGACGTTGCGATTGTCGCAGAGAACATGAGGAAAGAAGATGTTGATGAAGTCAAAGCTCAGACAGGAGCTTGTCCCAAGGGGGGTTTGCTTTATGCTTATTTTATGAGTAAGCCTTGTCTCACTGTTATCAATCGCAAAGGTGAGTTGATGGCAATGGGTGGAGTTGTCCCATCAGCAGAGAACACAGGTCGCATCTGGCTACTAGGATGTCAATCAATGGTTGACGACTCTATTGACAAGAGATGGTTCCTACGCAAATCAAAGGAGAAACTAATTGAGATGCAATCTTTATACCCTCTACTATTCAACATGGTTGATGCTCGAAATGAAGTTCATGTAAAATGGATTGATTGGTTAGGTTTTACCTTTATCAAAAAACATCTACACTGGGGCCCAGAAGGTCGGATGTTTTATGAGTTCGTGAGGATCTAAAGAATGTGCCCTCCTGCTGTCATTGTTGGTGTTCTGTCTGCTGGACTTGGTTTCATGCAGCATCAACAGAGTGTGGCTGCACAAAATAGAGCGATTGAAGTACAGAATCAAAATGCTGTAGCACAGTTTGAAGTATCAAAAGTACAGACAGAAGCAAATAGATTTAGAGAACAGCAACAGAAGATGACTACAGAGCTAGCAAATGAAACAAGTGAATTCTTAGCTCAAAGAGCTTTTGAGAAAGAAATAGCAGGTGTTAATTTACAAGTTACAAAAGCACAAGAAGAAGCTGCAATTAAAAAACGAGAGAAAAAATTAGAAGCATTATCAGCTCAAGGGGAGATTCTTGCAACAGGTAAAGGAGGCTTGAATGTTGTTAACTTATTAGCAGATGTTGATGCTCAGTTTGGTCAGTATGATTGGAACTCAAATAGGAACCTTGCCTTTGTTGGTGCTCAAGGAACTATGGATAAGAAGAGTGCAAATATTAGATTAGCAAGCAGAAGATCTCAGCTCAACCCATACATAACACGAACGTACATAGATCCTGCACGACCAATACTTGCACCTAAGGTTAAGAAGAATACAGGCTTGGCATTGCTAAGTGCTGGACTACAAGGTGCTAGTGCAGGTATGTCTTGGAGTAGTGGTGTGTCTGATGCAGGTTATGAATGGAAAGGATGGGGAGGAGGTGGTGGCTACCACAAAATCCCTAAAGTCCCTGCTTGATAATCATGGCAACAACTAAGTACACACACGGAAAATCAAAGGGGACTTCTGATCGTAAAAGTTCAGGCAGGTTTTCATCTCCTGGAGGAGAGACTGGTGCGCCAATACAAAAATTTAAATTAACAGGTACAACAACCGCAGCTGCACCATTAAATATTTCTAATCAGGATTATTTCGAATCCAAACCTCTTAGCTTTCCAGCAGCTCCTAATATTCCTGATGCTCCAAAGAGACCTGATGATAGTCGAAACTTAAAAAACCTAGCGACTGCTTTTGGTGAAGTAAATAGCAACTTGCAAAAATTTACCACTGACTTCTGGGACTTTCAGAAAGCAATGGATAGATCAGCAAGACAGAGAGCAGAGATACAAGCAGAAGAAGGAAAAGATAAGAATGCCCAATTAAATAGTGCAAAGAATGCTTTAGAAAAAAAGGCAGAAACTGATGAAGAAGCTGCTAGTAGCTATGGCCTATTTGCTTCAATGGATCAAAGAGTAGAGAGAGAATATGTTGTCGTAACAGCAAAGAGAGATGCGATGGACACAATAACTAATCTCCCTTCTCTTTTAGAAGAAGTGTATCAAGAGTCTTTTAATGATGAAACAAGAGAAGATGAAAGTGGAAGTATCGTACCTCTTAATCCATCTTCTCCAGAATTCACACAAGCAGCAAATGCACTAATAGCAACTAAGATTCCAAATGCTCAAGCAAGATTAGAATTACAACCTCAAATTCAAGCTGCTATATATAATTCAAGACGATCATTAACAGCGACACATAATGAATATAAAAACAATAAAGCCAATAGCGGTCATGCAAATAATATTGGAGCAAAAATCTTATTAGCAAAGACAGCTACTCAGGGAACACTGACAGGTTATACAGAATCGACAACTGATAGTGAACCAGGCAAGGTAATTCCAGGGATGAGTCTTTCCCCTGAATACGATCATTACAATAAGAAGTCAGGGACTTCGATGAAAAACTATAATAAGAATACGCAACCAGATCAGATATTAACGACAGTTGCAAATCAAGTAATTCTTGTATCTAACAATGCAGGCGAAGTAATAACCAATTCAGATAGAGCTTTAACTCTTTTAAGGAATACAAAGATAGGTACTGCAAAATTAGTTGATATGGTTGGAGGAGAGAAAAGATTAGCAAGAATGTGGGAACTTGCTATAGCAGAAAAGAGAAATGAAGCCAGAAGGCTATTAGATACAGATGATAAGAATAATGCTACAACATTAGCTCGTACAGACTTTGGAACTATTAATCAACAAGATGGTGACATGAGTACACCAGAGATAGATCCAATCCTTAATGGTAATAGTCAAAGAACTGTAATTGTAGATGGTAAACCCTATCTAATTCCATCAGGGCCAAACGCAATAAATATTGAAGGTACTTTAGGGAAGATAGATTCATTAATGTTTGGAGCATATGATAAATTCTCTACATTTGGAGAAGCAAAAGCTTATGTTGATGAACTGAAATCACTTAAAAGTAATTTCATAGATTCTCGTACACCAGGGCAAAGAGAAGAGAATTATTTATGGTTAAAAGAAAGAGTAAATCTTGATCCAGATCAAGCAGTAAGGAATCAAAATCTAATCAATTATTTTTATAGAACAAAGAGAATAGATACAGATCAATATACCTTATTGAATAATTCTGTTAATCCAAATTATCTACAAGAGAAAACAAATTACAATACATATATGAATGGAGATGGCAGTAATGATGGAGTTCTAAAAGGAGTAGATGGAATGATTACTTCATACTATTTAGACAAAACTGGTATTGGTCTTAAGGCGATAAACAAATGGGATCAAGAAGATCGTGTTGCTTATGCAAATGACAAAGCTGAATTTAGAAGAAAAGCTCTGGCTATATTCCGAAAGCCAATTCCATATGCACAAAGATTAGAAGAGATAGATGCTTTAGCTCAAACAACAATCACGAATTTTGAAAACAAAAGGAAAGAATGGAAAGCAAATCAGACAGGGAAAGGTGATGGGAATACTCAAGTTGGAACTAACGCACCTCTAACTAATAATAATCAAACTACTAATAATAATCAAACTACTACTAACGAGACTCAAACATTTGCTTATCAAACCCCAACAGATTTAATCAATACCCTAGCTGGAGGTTTAAATGGTAGAGGTAATCCTCAAGAGAATAGTTCTTTAGCAACAGCAGCAAGAGCTAATACTTTATATTCAACACCAATACTCGCTCAACAAATAAATTCAATTGAAGCTTTAGCAAAAGTTTTAGAAAATAAGAATATGACTGGAAACAGTCTTAATGTTTGGGGATATATTCAAGGATTGGAAATACAACCTATTACTGGCCCAAGAGCATTGAATTATGCAAGAGAGATGCCATCTATTCTTGGCAGAATTAATAAAGATATGTCGCCTAAGGAATACTTTATAACCCAAGCAAAATTACATGGGCTCCCTCTTAGTAAGAAATTCTATGAGCGTTTAGATTTAGTCTTCCCTGATGATCGCAATGATCAATTTCAATTTGAAGAAGCAACCCCAGTCGAAGAAGTAACTCCAGTCGAAGAAGGAGATCAAGCTTTCAATATCTCTGGTCAAGAGATAGCACAAGTAGCTTCAGTCGGCCCTCCTCCTTTACCACCTCTGCCTTCTAAAGAAATTACTTCCAAAGATTTAAGCAAAGAAACCCATGATGTAACAAGAGCTGAAACCAACTATCGAACAATTTATGATTTAGCTAAAGAAATAGGCATTAAATTTCCAGAAGTAGCTGCTGCTCAATTTGGACAAGAAAGTAAATGGGGCTTAAAAGAGTCAGGGAAAAATAACTATTGGGGAATAAAAGCAACTCAGAAAGAAATTGATGGAGGCCAGGCTGTCTATCTTCCAACAATAGAATATGTAAATGGTAGAAGAATGAAAACATATGCTTGGTTTAAACATTTCCCAACAATTAGAGCGGCCTTAGAGCAATACAAGAGCGAATGGAATGATGACTTCATGGATAGAAAAGGAGCTGTTAATGCAAATTCAGCAGAAGAAGCTATCCAGTTAATTTATGAAGGTGGATATGCAACTGATCCAGCATATATAGATTCAATCAAAGTCCTTCTCAGAGAATACAAAGACCTAAATAAAGAGCCTGAGCAGAAGGAATCCAGTACCATAAGCGGAAGGTCTGATATCGCTTAGAAAAAATGGGTTACACACAGGTTATTGATCCTGTATCAGGAGCAGCCACATATGAGTGGGAAGACAGAGACGAAACTCTTTCAGAAGAAACACGTAGAAAAACAGCAGAACGTCAAACCAATACTGAACCTGTTGATTTAAAAGCAGCAGCAATAGGTACAGCAAAAGCTGTTCCTCGCATGTTTGTTAATGCAGGGATTAATGCTGTTCAAGAAGGTAGCGATTTAATTAGAGATGTTGGTGGACATTTCGGAATTCTTGAAGGAACTACAAATGAAGAACACGATAAGCCAATACTCGGACTAGGTGACTGGAAGCCAGAACCACTAGAAAGTAGTGGAATGGCTGAAGATATAGGAACAGGAATACTTCAGTTCGGACTGGAATGGGTTCTACTTACAAAAGCATTACGCCTTGCTAACTGGGGATTAAAAGCAACTCCTTTAGCTAGACCCCTTGCATATGCAGGAGCTAAGTCGAAACAAATAAAAGGAGGCATCCTTAAAACAGTAGGCAAATCTCCTGTTGCTCCAAGAACTTTACAAGACCTTACTAAGTTTGGAATCAAGACAGCAACAGCAACAAGTCCGAAAGCAGCAATAATAGATTTCGCAGGATTCGATCAATACGAAGGTCGTCTTTATGACTTAGCTGCCAATAGCGACACTTGGTTTAATAACGTTAAACATATTCCTATCCTTAATCAGCTTGCTACTAATCCAGAAGATGAAGGATTAAAAGGCCGCTTTAAGAATGCACTAGAAGGAGCTTTTATTGACCTAGGAATTGGTTCAGTTATATCTGCAAGATCAGCTTCTAAGGTAATCGATCAAAGAATTCAATTAGCAGAACTGCAAAAACTAGTAAAAGGTACTCCTGCTTACAATAGGCAACTTGAAAAGGTAATAGCAGCAGGTGCAGAATTAGAGAAAGTCCCTGAAATTAAAACTGCTTTAAGAGATAAAAGAGTATTAGACAGACAGAACAAACAGATAACACAAACAGATAGAAGAAAATTCGACCAAGCCTTTGCACATAAATCTCCAGAATGGAGAGAAGCTGCTTGGAAGAAAACAAGAGAATCACTAGACAGACCAGTTAAAAGAGTTGACTTCATTAAAGAAAGGAAAGTCAAAGTAGAGGGTGATCTTCAATCAATCAGACAACAAATAGATGAACTAGGCCCAGAGCCACAAAGACCAGCTAAAGGCCAAACTAGAACTCCAGATGGGAAATGGACTCCTGCTTATAGAAAATGGGATAAATGGAATAGAAGGAATAAATCATTACAAGCTCGACAGACAGAATTAACAACACTTGAACCAAGCAAACCTCTTCCTCCAAGTCTCGAAGGAGATTATCGTATCGAGTCAATGGATCAATTTGAGGTCAAGGATACAGGTGAAATGCGTGTTGATGATACTCAATGGTATGACCCTGAAGGTAAACCTATTGCAGCAGCAGATGCTTCTGATGAAGACTTATATAGAAATGCTTTTATGCAAAGAGCTAAAGATATTGCTGATGGAATTGAATCAGGTGATCTTCCTTATTTCTATGGCAAGGACGGGAAAACAGATGAAACAATTGCAGCACAAGTAATAGAAGGTCGATCTATTAGTCAGATTATTGAGAAGTTAAAAACAAATATTCCTAAACCATTTGTACCTATTGGGGAAGCAAAAGGTATTTCTCTATCTAATTATAGAGGTGCAGAGAAAATCATTAAACGCCTTAAAGATCAGGTAGGTAAACAAGGCTTTACACGTGGAGAAGTTGAAGCAGCTGAAGACTTTATAGATACTATTGGTCGTCATATGTTCGATGATGTTGCCTTTAGTTTTAACAGCTCTATTGGATCACCTGGCCAATTTAGTTTCAATAGAAAATTAGTAGAACTTAGAAAGAAAGTAATCGATACTGGAGATTTTCAAGAGTCATTAGTACATGAGTTATTGCATAGTTTATCGAGATATTTACCTGCTTCAGACTTAAAAAGATACCGTAGAGAATGGAAAAATCAGAGAGCAAAATATGAAAGAAGCATGAAGAAGAAGTTTAAATTCTGGGAGGAAGATGGGACACCTTCAGACATGAGGAAGATGAAGAAAATGATGCAAGACGCTCAAACAAGAGCTAATGCAGAGGCAAAAGCAACAGGCGATATCTCAGATAAAACGATGAAAGAAGTAAATGATATAGCTAATCATTCTCTTGCTTATGTAGAATTTACACAATTCCTGTCTGGGAAAGGATATACAAAGCAAAACTATAGGTTTAAAGAACTAGATGAATATTTTGCAGAGATGCTAACAGATCATTTTATGCTTGATTATACGCCAGTTGATTTTGCACCGAAAGGAACATTTAGAAGACTTGTTCAAGAAATAGGAATCTTCTTTAAAGAACTATGGATTGAGATTCATGCAAGAATAGGCCCACATAATACTGAAAAAATATTCAATGATTATTTAAAAGGAAGAAATAATAAGCAGCTTAGAAAGTATTCACTTGAAACATATTTCGACCCAGATCAGGCTGAAAGAGTGAGGGAAGGATTCTTAGGCATCGGTATAGAAATTAATGAAAAAGCTCAAGACTTTGATGTTATTCATGGTTCAGTTTTTGATGAAGACTTTATAAAAAGAAGAGTTGAATTTGAACCTGACGAGATGGCAGATCTTTCTGACTTCATCGAGAGTTTTGAAGATCCAACTTATGACAAACTTCTGAGAAAGATTAATGATTATCTATATCCAGAGAAAGGAGATAAAGCAGCTCCTTATCCTATTAATGAAAAGGATGGAGAACGGATAGATGATCTCTTGGACATTCTTCAAGAAGAAGATCCAAAAGCCTATCAAGAATGGGAATGGATGCGTGATGAACCTGTTGAAACAACAGCTGAACGAAAGACAAGAACAGATGCAGAAGATGAAGCTCGCTTCCAAGAGGAGTCAAGGCTCTATGACGAGCAACAAGGAAGAACAGAAGCAGGAGATGATCCTCGTGGATTCTATGAAAACGAAGCAAGAATCTACGACTCAGAAATGGCTGGTCGATCAGAAGAACCTGCTGGAGGCAGGATTCCAAGAGAAGAAGTAGAGCAAGTTGGAGAAGAAATTACTGAGAAAATTAAAAGTGGAGATGCTGAACTACTTGATACCCCTCAACTGTGGCAAGACGTAACGACTCTTAGATCACCAAAAGGAAGAGAGTATTACCCAGGTTCAAGTGAAGCAGGAGGAGACTTTGAACAGATCCTTGATTCTGTAAGCCGTCGCTTTGAAGAATTCTGGACACAAGTTCAAGGGCCGAGGTCACTTGAGACAGGGATGCCTTCCATAAGTACAAATAGACTTGCACAAGAACTAGGTGCAATATTCAGAGAAGAAGGTATAAATTTAGATGCGATTTTATATAATCCAAAACTTGTAGAAGCTACAGAATTCCTTTCTAGAAATGTTGAAAATATTACCAATCTATTAGAGATACGGTTTGGTTTGAATTTTGCTGGAGAAGAAACTGCTAAATGGGCAAAATTAGCAGATAGGGCAACTGATGATCCTTCTATAAATAAAGCAGAAGCTATAACAAATATGCTTAGACATTTAGAAACAACCTTACAATTCTCTAGGGTTTATCAAACTTGGACTAGAGCAGCAGGTGGTTTGCTGCAATCAGCTCAAGCTGAAATACTTACTGAAGGAATAACAGAAACGACTAAGAGAACAAATCTTAATTTCGATAAGATCACAGCAATAAGTGAAGCATCAAAAGTACCAGCTCAAACAGTCGTTTCTAATCTTCCTGATGAAGTCTTAAATGGAATCAGGACAGGAGAATGGACTCCTGAAGCAGAAGGATTTATGGATCAATTGATATTCCTTTCAAGAGATACAAATACAAAGCATGGAATGAAAACACTTCAAGATTTACTTGGAGCTAATCAGCAAATAAGTAGCATGAGAAATGCTCCTAAGATTTCCAGTTATGAGAGATGGGGTAAAGGAACAGCTAATTACTACGTTAATAATCTTCTTTCTGCTGTTGATACATGGGGAGTTCAGCTCTCAGGTTTAGCAAAAGCAGTTAGCACAGAACCATTAAGCATGGGTGTTAATGCATTAGCTCATCGTGACTTCCAGAATGCAAGATTGATGATGTTGCAATACGACTATTTAAGGAGAACTTTCTATGGTGCTCTTAAATTAGGAGCAAAAGCATTTGAGCTAGGTCAATCTTTATATGATCCCAAAATGCGAACAGCTGCTTGGGCATCAGATTTAGCTCAAGAAACGAATATCAATAAAGGTTATGCAAGGGATCGTGCTTTCCAATTGGAAGATCCTCATCCATCTTTCAACTTAAATACAAATCCATTCACAAGAGAAGCAAAAGGAAATCCTGGTCTTAATGTTGCAAATGTCCTATGGAGATTGGGTACTTGGAATATTAGAGGCCAATTAGCAATAGATACTTTTACAAGATCTCTCGCTGGTAATTCTCTTGCATGGGTAACTGGAGTAGATCAAGGATTAAATAAAGGCAAGCGATTAGGACTAAAAGGAATTGAGTTAGAAAATTATGCAAGAAAATACGCTCAAGGAAGAATTGAGTTCTATACATTCGACGCTGTTGTTAATGGAGAAACAATTGCAGATGCACTTATGAAAGATGAAGCAGCAGTACAAATAGGACGGATACTTACCTTTACGGATCAGACCAGAGCAAGAATGCCACAAAGGCATAGTGGATATGCAGAAGAGATCGCAAGACAAAGAGGAATAACAGATGAAAAAGAAGTAGCAGAATTCGTAAAACGTTATATGAATGGTGAATTAGAAGGTGCTCAAAAAATATATAACGACTTCATGCGAGGTAATACTGGGAAAAGTGCAAAAGATCAGAAAGGACTCCCAGATCCAGGAGAAGTTACTCCTGTAATGACTTCTGCTTGGTCTCAAATACCGATGAGATGGGGAAGATTGCAAGCTGGTCAGCATGGATTTTGGGCCAGCTTTATTCAACCCTTTAACAGATCTCCTGGTGATATGACAAAGCAATGGATCAGAATGACTCCACTTAACTGGACTGTTGATACCTTCTATAGAGATCTCTTTAATGAAAACGTTCATCTAAGGAATAGATGGAAAACTGAATTAGCAACAGGAACAACAGCAGCAGGACTCTTTGCCATGACTGCTTTGCATGATGACGACTTCCCGATTGAGTTCACAGGATATGGGCCAAACAGTCCAGACATGAGAAAAGAATGGACAGATCAGGAAAGGCCTCCTCTCTCTTGGAGATCGAGAGGCCGAGACAAAGATGGAAATCCTTCTTATGGAGAATGGCATTCTTTCAGAGGCTATGAGCCTGCTGCAACTTTCATTGGAGGATTAGCTGATTACAAGATGCTCTATGCAGAGCTCTCTGAAAAAGACAGAGATGATCTTGTTGCAGGATTCTCTATGTCAATAACTGCACAAGTAATATCAGGTAGATTTAATGCTACTTATTACAAAGGAATAGTAGACTTTATTGATGCAATTGGATTGTTCCGACAGAATCTCCCAGGAAGAAGAGAATTAGAACCATCAGAAAGAACAAAACTAGCTAGATATGTTCAAAGATTCCTTGCTAACTTCATTCCTGAATCAGGTCGAATGAGAGAAGTAAGTAGAGCAATGGATCCGTATAAGAGAGAAATCTCTTCAGGAGTTAGACCAAAAGAAGCTTTTGATGAAGCAGATAAAGACCTCGTTAAAATGCGAGATCATTTAGGTCGTACTGTATATCTTAAGAAGAGAGATACAGAGGAAGGAAGTACTTTTGATCAAATGATAGATTGGATTAGTGGTTTTGCTAGGCAACAAATAGATGAAATAAAGAATACAATTCCAGGTTTCTCTGAAACATTACCTGAAAGAATAAACTGGATCACTGGACTGCCTATAAGGAATAAAGGCTTTTTAGGTAGTGATCAATTACCTTTAGATGATGCTCCCTGGTTATCACGACTTTCAAGTGCTTACTTTAGAACAATACCAGGAGCTGCTAGTAGCTATGGAATAGGGGCAAGAGGGCATGAGTTCGATCCTCGATTAGATATTCAAAAGAAAAAAGGAGTAGAAACTTATGAGTATAAGAGTGCAATTGTTAATGATGAATTAATTAAATTAAATAGAGCTGGGGATGTCTTTGCACCACCAAGACCTACTGATTTTGGAGATAGAATTAGATTAAGTCCTCCAGCCTTTAGAAAATACAAAGAATACATTTACACTGTTACCTTGCCTGAATATGGAGGAAAGAATCTCACTGAGGCTTTATATCAATTGATTCAATCAAAGGATTATCAAGCTCAAGAATATACAGCTCATCCAATGAACGGAACTGATCCATTAGAAGGTATCGTAAGATCAGATGACATCCAAGAAATCATCAATAAATATAAGCACGCAGCAAAAGAAAGGTTTAGGAATGATGGATCTAATGAGTATAGAATGGAAGTAACTTTGCCAGAACATCGCCTTAAGGAAGCAGAGATACAACAAGAGGAGATAAGAAGAAGCAGGCCCCTTTATGATCAAGGCGATAACATGGAACTAAATGCTCAGGACTTTGCAGCCTCAATCAACAGGTAACTAACCCATGGCTCACGCATTCGATACTTATTCAGGAAATGGGTCACAGACCGATTTCAGTATCAGCTTTCCTTATATCAATGAGGATCACGTAAAAGTATATGTCAACTATACGGATACCTCATTCACCTTTGAGCCGAACAAGTCAACAGTTCGTTTGGCTAGTGCTCCTGACAGTGGAGTAGTTGTAGAAGTCAGAAGAATCACACCCCTAACAGATGTTCTCGTTGACTATGCAGATGGCTCGACTCTGACAGCAGGAGATCTAGATACCAGCAACCTCCAGCATTTATATAACGCTCAAGAGCTAGATGACATTCAAAATAAAGCTATTGCCCTTTCTCCTACTACTGGTCTACCTACAGCTAACAGTAGAAAGATTACTGAAGTTGCTGATCCAACAGCAGCACAGGATGCAGCGACAAAGAATTATGTAGATACACAAGATGCAACTAAGCAGCCATTAGATGCAGAGCTAACTGAATTAGCAACAATGGCTAGCACAACTGCTAGTGCATTAGCTGATTTAACACAAGCAGAAGTACAGGCAATAGATGGACTAACAGCTAGTACTGCTGAACTAAACCTTATCGATGGAGTAACTGCTACGACAGCAGAAATTAATTACGTCGATGGTGTTACTTCTAATGTCCAGACCCAGCTAGACGCAAAGCAGCCGCTAGATGCAGATCTAACAAGTCTGGCTAGTTGTCAATCAGGAGGTGCCGCAGCATTAGCAGCTCTGACTTCTACTGAGATAGGAATCATTGATGGTGCAACTCTTACTACTACTGAACTGAACTATGTAGATGGAGTTACTTCTGCTATTCAAACACAGATAGATGGGAAGCAACCACTAGATGCAGATCTAACTTCTCTCTCTAGTTGCCAGTCAGGATCAGCCGTCAACCTTGCATTACTTACATCAGGTGAGGTCGCTGTTCTTGATGGTGCGACTCTCTCTACTAATGAGCTGAATACCTTAACTGGAATCACTTCAACAGCAGCAGAACTAAATAAGTTAGATGGTGTTACTGCTACTACTACAAACTTAAATGTAGTAAGTGGCATGACCAAGGCCACCTCTCTTACAAGCAATAGCGACACAGAATTACCAACATCAAAAGCAGTAGCAGATCATGTAACCAGTGTTGTTAATGCGCTTGGTGGTTTCGTTGCAGTCAATGGGCCTACTAACTTCCCTGCTACACAACCAGCTCAAGGTGTAGTTGTCAGTATTAAGGATGTTGGCTCAGGATTTACGACCAGTTCTAATGAGATAACCATTACAAATGGAGCTGGTACAAATAAGAATGTAAGAATTACAGGCTTTCCTTCTGAATATGCAGCAGCGACACTGACAGATGACACTGGCTTACAGGTCACATCTGATATTACGAACAGTACAAGTGGAACACCTGCTGTTCATAGATATGTTTATCACAAGCAGCTAGCAAAAGAGAGTGACGTTAAAGCACTAAGTGATGACATCAACGATTTCAATGAGAGATATAGAGTTGTCGAATCACTTACTGGTTTAGGTGATAACGATGAAGGAGATTTGGTATATGTGAAGTCAACAGACAAGATGATGGTATATGACGCAACTACTAGCGCATATAAAGAAGTTCAATCAATCGGTAGCTTTAACTTTAATACTCTTAGTTCTTATAACGGAACAGGTGGTAATAGTGCAGCATTTGATGGAACTGCCTATAGGTTTGTATTAAGTAATCCGCCTTCTTTTGCTCAACAATTAATCTGTTCTGTTAACGGTGTTGTTCAAAAACCTAATACAGGTACGAGTCAACCATCAGAAGGATTTGCAATAGATGGAAGTTCGATACTCTTCGGTTCTCCACCAGCTCAGAATGCTCCTTTCTTTATCATTACGCTAGGATCAACAGTTAACATTGGCACTGTATCTGATGGGACAGTTACTGAAGCAAAGCTAAGTGTTGGTAATGATCCGAGTAACGGAAAGTTCCTCCAAGCACAGTCAGGACAGACAGGTGGGTTGTATTGGGCTGATGCTGCTGATACAGATAAAATAGAAAAGTTTGATTCTAAAGTTGAGGTTTCAGATACTGATGGTAATGCTGCTGGTAAAATATCTTTTTATATAGATAATAGTGAACAAGTAAGAATAGATGGAGGAACATTTCTAGCCGATGGGTTCCCACTAAGATTAGGTGATTTGGGTGGTACTTATACTAACTCACTACACCTATCTGGTAGCAGCAGCGGCCATAGTATAGGTTCAGGTCAACAAAATATAACATTCGAAGCTGGTGGAGTTAATAATAATGTTAATACTTTCCATGACTGGATTAAATTAATTCACTCTCCTACTTCAGGTACAACTGCTACTAAGGTTGAACTTTATGCTTCAGATGTAAAACGATTAGAAACTTCAACTACTGGAGTTACTGTTACAGGAACACTAGCTGCAACGGCTCTTACAGGTGACGGTTCAGCTTTAACAGGAATAGCTTCTACCAGTCTTGATGGTTGTGGCTACGAGAACGATCAGACAATTGCAGCAGGCTCATATAGTATTGCAGCAAACAAGGGCATGCACTCCGTCGGCCCTATTACAAACAATGGAACCGTTACTGTTAGCGGAACCTGGGTTATCAGTTAGAATCTTATTATGGCTTTAGTTTTCAACGGATCAGCAAATACCATTGCAGGACTCTCAGTCGGAGGTCTACCCGACGGATGTGTAGACACAGATACATTAGCAACAACAGCAAGAGGTAAGCTTCTAAAAACTGCATATAAAACAACTACAACTACAGGGGCAATAATTTTTGATTCCACCGATTGGGGTGAAATTGATACAAATGCAAGGTTATCTTATACCCCTGCATCATCTAGTTCAACAATATGGATATATACTCAAGCTAGTGCAAAAGTATATTCTGGTGAAAAGTACTCAGTCTTATGTGGAGTTGATAATGGAAGCACTATTAAATGTATAAACGAAAGTGGGGCATCTTCTTACGATGTTACATTTAGTGGAACAGATCCAACTGGATTTAGTGAAATGTTCCGGGATAGTTCAAGTTCTAATTACAAGCATATGCATCCTTTCGGCTTCTGGGGTCATTTCATAAGTGAGGGTACTAGTGCTTTAACTTTAAAATTAATGGGAAGAAGCCACACAAATACGGATTCGTATCTTAATGACAATGGCTTGGCTTCCTCATTTTATGTAATGGAGGTAGCAGCATAATGGGCAGTCTTAAATTCCCCCACGCATCAGGAAATAGCATGAGCATCGCAGCTCCTGCAACAAATCCTAATGAAGATTTAGAACTTAAATTACCTGCAACTATTGGTACTGCTGGTCAAGTATTAAAGAATAGTTCTACTGCTGGAACGCTTGAATTTGGTGATGATTCCGCAGGTAAAGTACTTCAAATTCAATACACATCAGTAGCAGCAGATAACTCTAATGAACAAGATAATACGACTACAGATGGTAGTTGGGTAGCTTTAACTAAACCAACCTTAGTTATTACTCCAGCTGCAACCTCTAGTAAAATCATGGTTCAACTGAACATCTATGCTGGTATTGATCAAAATGATTCTGGCACTGAAATTGAGTTGGCAGTACGAATGCTAAGATCTCAGAGTGGCCAATCTGATGTAATAGTTGGATCAGGGCTGTGGAATATGAGAGCAGAGCATACGGCTTCAGGTGGATGGACTGGAGCCAACGCAATGATTCAAATGTTACACGTTGATACTAGTTTTCCAAATACAAATGCAATCACCTATTCATTTACATCACAACTAGAGAAAGATGCAGATAGCTGTAGGTTCCATATGGGATCTTCTTATTCTGGGAATGGTACAACACTTGTAGCTACGGAGTTCGCATAATGAGCACACTCAAAGTCAACGCCATATCAGATGCAGCAGGAGCTAATGGGAATGCCATTACACTTGCTACTGATGGAACGTGTACGGCAAAGGTTACTAATAACCTAAGCAATCGCAATTTAATAATTAACGGCGGGATGCAAGTTGCTCAAAGAGGTACGTCAGGCACAGGTAATGACTTTAAATCAGTAGATAGATACCAAATTCAAATGGGTGGTCATACTGATCAAATCCAAGCACAAGTTGCTTTAACTTCTAGCGATACTGGACCTTGGGAAAAGGGTTTTAGAAAGAGCTTAAAAATTACTAATGCTACTACTGCTGATGAAACAAATACGTCTTCAGAAGCTAGATTAACTTATAACATAGAAGCACAAGATATATCAAATAGTGGCTGGGACTACACTTCTACTTCTAGTGATTTAACCCTATCATTTTGGGCTAAATCATCCGTAGCTGAAACGTTCTATATAGTATTTAGGACTCTTGATGGTACTAATCAGGGCTATTGTACACCTGTAACTTTAGCGGCTAATACTTGGACAAACTTCACTAAAACTATACCAGGTGCGGCTAATAATCAAATTGATGATGATAACGGGGCCGGCTTTGCTATCCACTTTTATTTCTATTTAGGTACAAGCTCTACCACCAGTAGCCATACAAATAATGCATGGGGTGCTTACAATGGAAGTGACACAACTCCAGACTTTGAGTCTAGTGGAAGTTGGTTTGCAGGTGATGCTAGCTCTACTATGCAATTTACAGGATGGCAATTAGAAGCAGGATCTACAGCCACTGACTTTGAACACAAATCATTTAGTGATGAACTGATGAGATGCCGTCGTTATTGTCAAGCATCAACGGCTGATGATACTGATTACTTATTTGGTCCTGGTTATGACGGTGGTGCAGGAAGCTTTTATATGCCTGTAATGCTCAACCCTCCTATGAGGGCAGCACCATCCATGACAGTACATTCAGGCAATTGGTACCAGCAAGGTGATGGTGGTGGATCGTCTGAGTACACAGCCGCTATGACCCGTTTCGATGAACAACCTGGTCCGATTCATACATCCTTATTGTTCTGGAAAGATACAGATTATCCAAGTGGTAAAGATGGGCGAACTCAGTGGATGAGGGCAGGAACAGACAGTACAGTTGTAGCACTTGAGGCGGAGATTTAATCATGGCAGAGAAATACAAATGGGTTAAACACCCAGAATTTCCAGACGATACAAACAAAAATAGCTTGTTATATGCAGAGGATGGAACTAACTATCGAGTATCTATAAGTCGTAGTGATTCTGACAGCCATCTTTATAAGCAATACCAAGCCTGGGTAGCAGCAGGTAACACACCGGAGGCAGCAGACTAATGGCACTAACACAAGTCAACACTGACGGCGTTAAAGATGATGCTGTCACTCAAGCCAAAGTAGCCAACGATGCTATTGATCTAA